ATGGATATTATGTTTGAAGAGATCAATAAATTGCCTTTAGAAAAAGCTAAATCATTCAGCTTTGGGGAGTTTTGCTATGTCTTTCTTAGCAAAGACCCAATATTTATCGATAAACTCCTCCCATTTATCGAAACCTCGCTGACTGAGGAGAGTTTTCAAGAAAAAGTGATGCGAACTTACATCAAGGGTTGCATGGTTGAGAAGGAGTCTATACTGAGAGAACTTGAATCCAAGCGCGGCCTGCCAAATGCAACCATGTTTTATAAGCCTCAACTCGATCTGATAGATAAGCGATTAACAGTAAAAACTATCAAGCAATTGACTAGTTATCTAAACAATTATTTCAATGAAAATCCTGGGCTTCTGGAAATCCTCAACAACTCCTACAAAAATATCCATGGAGAAGATGGCACCTTATACATAAAAGAAAACTATGTATATTACCACATCGGTAACATTCTGTATTTCAAATATCAAACCACAAGAAGAAGGATTGAGTTACTTGACCTAAAATTTTCCAAGTTAGTTGAAAGCGAGTACAAGAATATTGGCATTGAGATAAGAAAAGAAGATCTACAATTTTCCAAGTATGGCCTTATTAGGCTGAACGAAAAGATCCGAATCCATAATAATAAAGATAGTCAGACAATTCGCGATGAACGAATAGGGAAATATTTCTGGATAAATGTCCCTAGGAATCTACTGACCTCTATTGAAGAACTTCTAGGAAAAGGAATGCTGTCTGAAATTGCATTCAGGATTGACTATATTTCAGATTATATTCCAATAATGGAAGATATGGAGTTTGGTGCTCCATTGCGCTTGAGAATATCATCCCTACCTAAGCTATCGAAATTCTATTCTTCTGATAATTATGAGGATAACCTTTGGGTTCATCATGACTCAGAGAAATTCAGTTTGACTTTTGAAGAATTGATGGAAGACTTTGAAGTGGCAGGCAATGATATTGTTACGCAAGTTATCCATCTGGAATATAAATCTAAAGGCGATGAATTTTTTATAACACATTTAGACCACGAGTTCATTATCTATACTTTTGACAGCTACAATGAGAGATTAAGAAATAGCGGCATCAAGGGATATAAAAAAGTAAAAACATTTAAAATTGATAACTCTGAGATTCCATTCAATATAAAAGTGGGTGGGGATATATTCCTTCTACAAGTTCTCAATTCGTACTTCAAGAATGATGACTTAATTCACGAGTATTTTGATAAAATCAAATAATTATTCTATTGGTGCTATATAGGTCAAGCACCAATTATCAAAATCCAATTGCTAAGGTACATCCGAAATCAATCGAATCCATCCAACAAATCATTTACACCATTAGATGTATCTAAGACAATATCAGACAGCACACTGATGGCAGATGATTTATATATCACTGGAATTGTTAATGTATGTCTAAATTGCAGTAAGACACTAATAATATCAGGAATAACATCATTAGAAAGCCCTTCCACATTACCGTCACAAGTAGAGATTGTAACATTTTCAGGTATTTTAAGAATATCAAAAAGCATCCTGCTAAAATAATCTTTTTCTTTAAAGAAATAATCTGGATTTTTTAACCTTAGTATCTCAAAAACCGTATTCTTTAGAGAAATAGGATAAGTAATATGCGTTATGAAGTCTTGAAATCCTATGAAATTATTTTCAAATGAATTATGAGCGGAGTTGTTATTATCAAACATGTCAAGATCTCCAAGATTAGCATTTCCATAAGATGTCAACAATAAATTTAAATCAGAAAAAAAACTAATGCTAGACCATATATCTTTATCGCATTCGCTTAGGAAGTTGAATTTTTTTATTTTCTCGGAATGTTCAACATACTCAATAAGACACTTATGAAGTATAGATTTTCTAAAAGATGCATAATCGATGTCGGAACAAAGTTCGATTATGTTTTTGAATTTCACAGCGCTGTTACTATTATACAATTTCAATAATAAACTATCTCGATCTTCTTTAACTTCGATACAGATAAATTCCGCACAAAAATATTCCATAAGAGATTTATGTGACCATCGATAGAGTGCACCCTCTTTAATAAACAAGGGAACTGAATATGTCAAGTCATTAATAAACAATATCGGCTTAACACTAATTCCTTTTAACTTTCCAGTTATATCAGTTAAAACACTTTCTAATTCTGATCTACTGAATTCTAATCGACCATTATTTTTTAAACACCAAAATGCCAATCGACGTAATATAATGCTGAATTCAGTTATATCCAAACCAGATGCTTTTCGTCTAACATAGCCAGTTTCTTTACTAAGATCATGGGTTTCAAATAAAGCCTCAAAAACTTGACTATAAAACAAATCCTTGCGCCTTGGTATTATTGGTTTATACGTATATGAGCAAAATAAAAGCGAAACATATAATGGTGTTGTTAAGAACTCAAGAATGGTATTATTATCCTTGTGCCTCATCAATTTTATTTCAGAGATTAATTTACTTGAGAGAGTGAGACTATTACCAACTTTAGCAGAATTAACATCATATAATCGAATTAGGTTGTATGACTGCTCAATGTCCAGAGGTCTAATTTTAAACCTATTGAAAAGATGTAATTCAAGCAATGATTGATCCGGTCTAGATGTGACCACTATTTTAGAGTCAACCATCTCATCGCTGAAAGATTTAATTTTCTTAATTAAATCATTTTTTGTATCGAAAGGAATTTCATCTACACCATCAAAGAAATATACAAATGGCATTTTTTTTAAAATGCTACTATCATCAATTTGATCAAACCCAATTAATTTATTAATTTGTTCAATTATTGGGGTGTTCGTAAGAGTTCTGAGCTCAATATATATAGGAATGTAATCAGAGAAATCAATAGTATCGATAACAATTTTTTTCATCAGGGTTGACTTTCCCATCCCTGCATTATCGATTATTAAAATATTCTTAAATTGCTCGAGAAACACATCTCCCTTTCGTACAGTGAACTCATTTTCCTCCATAGAATCTAATGCCGATAATGTCAAAGGGACGTAAATATCATTTACTTTCTTCAATACATTTGGGAAAGCTAGTGAATTAATAATAGAGCATTGTGCTCTGGTTCTAGCTAAATAATCAGACATTTGAGTTTGAAGTTTATATAAGTCCCGTTCTTTTTTGTAAAAATTTACTCCTTTCTGAAAAAGAAAAGGTAGAATTTTTTCTTCAAATAACTTTGCAGCCCAAGGTTTTGCTAGCTCAATTGCATGTTCTAATGTTGTCATTTATTATACCTGGAGGTTTTATGTCGAATTCCATATCCGACAAAATGAACATGAAACAATTATACTGAAGTTAGGAAAGAAAAATACTATATAAATAAACAGTATTTAGTCGACTATAGTAGAATTTTTTGAACTGACTATCTGATTGAGGCTACCCCATACCATTATTGAATGGCTAACACTATTTTTGATGATTTTCATGCTCGATGGATCATTCGTTTTATTAAAATTCAACTACCGATTTGATTTAAAACAAATCAAAAAGTCAATTAAAATATTGGTTCATACCCTCCAAACCTACCCAACGTTCTCAGGTGCTCATCCTTCCGACTCAGCCCAAGCCCCCTTTCCTTTTTCAGCCTAGCCTTCTGCTTCTGCCTCATCGCCTTCAGGATTATTTCACCGGTAATAGCGTTGGTGGGATTACTACGGTTATAGGCCTGAATATCTTCCAGAACACCTTCGTTATCATCGCCGCGCATAGCGTTTGCAAAGTATCGCTGCAATAACTGAGTCCGGCGATTCGACAGTTCAGACTGCACATTTTTGACAGCCGAGCGGGCGTCATACGCCAGACCGATTCTTGACGGGCTAAATCCAAATACCTGGGCAGCCAGTTCAAAGTTGGTAAACTCATCAGCCGGTACAATTTCCTCCCCGGATGACGTGGTCACACCTCGAGTGGCTTCAGCATAGGTTTTCACCAGATTTTTCACCGCAGCGGGTGTCACTGTCTGAATACCGCCCAGCCAGTCACCTTTTGCCATTTTGTCGTATCCGCTGGCAAAGTTCAGACCGATACCGCCAATGGTAGGCCCCAGCATCTGTTCCATATAATAGACATACAGATCCTTGCCTTCAGTCCCTTCCGGCGGACTGCGCCACAGCAAATCCTGAATACCCACACGGGAATGCAGATCGATACCCAGGGCGTTCACCACGCCATCAGTGATCGCTGTAGAGGCAAAGCCCCCCAGTTCATCAGTCAGCCAGTTTTTGAGGGCTACTTCCGGATCCCATGGAGTATCATCATCCGATACTGCCGCATGAATCCCCTGGGCCGCCGAGCCGAAAATGACCTGAACAACATACGGTAAACCGGTGACGCCTGCCGCCAGGGTATGCATCAGCATATACCCCAGAAACTCCTTCTGCGCCTGCCGACGGATTTCCGGCGTTTCTCCTTTAATTGACTGCGCAAAACTCCGTCCCAGGGTATAGAACATATGCTGGGCATACATCTTGAACTGCAGCACAACCTTCTGCCAGCTCTGGCGCATCCAGCGCGGACGGTTGGCGCTACTGTAGTCAAAATGTGCGTCATACACGGCGTTACTTGCAACTTTATACGCCTGCGCCGGATCTATGCGCCCACCTGCTGCTGCTTTTGCCAGCCGGTATGCCGCCAGTGCAGTCACTTCCCTGTTAGCAACTTCCACGTTATGGAATAACTGGCCACCGATGAGAATCGACATATCCAGTGCTTTATTAAAATGGATCTTATCCTTCGTCCCGGTTTCCGCGCGCTGCGCCAGAGAAGAAGCCTGGGTAATGGAAATCACCCCATCCTCATTCAGGCGCTTCATCAGTTCCAGTTCGTCGGCACCTAACCGGTTACTTCGGCTCATAGACAACCAGGCATCACGATCCAGCCAGGAAGAACCTTTACCAAACCATTTAAACCGTTTATCTGCCGAGCGGAAATAATCCACGGTGGCGGTTCCCATCGCTTTCATGGCGTTCTTCCAACCGTATCTGGCAGCCAGTTGCGGCAATGCCACCAGCGCAGTCTGTGTCATGTTAATAATGGCTGAGGAAGGGTTAGCCGCCATGTTGAAGACATAACCCGTGCCGGTCAGCGCATTACCAAAACCATCACCGGATGGGTTCATCGTCATCTCATGACGCATTTTCAGTTCGTCCAGCATACGCTGGGCGGTTTCAAGATTATCCGGCTGGACACCAGAGTAATCCCCCTTCATTGCCGCATCGATTTCATTCCCCATGTCATCCAGTACAGCCTGCATTTTATGGCCATATTCGATCTTGGAAATGTGATGAGCAAAGTGGAAGGCACTGTTCGCGAATGCCCGGCGCGCATCATGGCTGGCGCCCTTCACCCGGCGACGACGAATAAAGTGGCGGGCGTAACTGGAATCAGGCATCAGTTCCAGCATCATCTGCCAGACCTGATCTGTCAGTTGTTCTTTATTAAGGTTACCGTCTTCTGATTTATTCAGCAGCTCGAGGATCTCTTTACCCAGGCTATGGGCGGAATCATCATTTTTGCCGTTCTCCTTCGCCTTCACTGACTGGGCAGCCTGGTACCCTTCTTTTCTGTAGGCCTCGAGAGCGGCCAGCGCTGCACTGCGGGTTTCGAAGTGCTCGCGAATGTAATCACCATCCTTACGGGCGGTCACTATGTATTTACCGAAGCGGGCTAGCGGAAAGTACGGACCATCTTTCAGTGCACGTTCGAACTGCTCGCGGACACGACTGATTAACGCGGAATTCTGATCACCGCCCACATCATTGATACGCTGGATAAGCGCCTCTTTGAGGTCGGCGTAGCTGCTTTTGTACCATTTTTCGGTGTCGTGCCAGAGTTCTTTAGCTTCCGGCGACAGCTTCATCCAGCGGCTATGGAGATCGTTATAGTTGCCCCTCATTGCATCAAGATCAGCACTTACCCGGGCAAGACGGCTGGCAGACTCTTCTTTGTTCTCACCGCTTTTTGAGGAACGAAAGCGGGTCTGTTCATTCTTCAGCTTCTGGAAGCGATCTTGCTCCGCAAGTGGTTTGTCCGGATGAACACGGGTCATCGTCGCATCCACCATCAGGTCTGACAACGTGCGGCTTTCCTCTTTATTCAGTCTGTTCCACTGGTTTTCTATGCCCCGTTCTGCGGAGTTCATTATGCGGTTGCGTCGGGCCTCCATTTTCGCCTGCAGATCCTGGTATTGTCCGGCATAGTCAGTTTTCATCAGCTTGTTATAAACGGCTGCAAGCTGGCGATTGGTCAGCGTACCGATCATAATGGCATTCGTGCTGATATTAGATCGCAGGCGCTTAATGATGTCGGTCGGGCGGAGGTTGCGGACATTACTGATTGTCTCCTGAACCACACTGCCAAAATTCTTCGAACGCCGCTGAGTCGCTTCGGTCTCGGTTTCCCCGGGTAATGGTTTGCTGAACAGCCCGTCTTTTCCGGTCAGGCTGAAACTGGCTGTGACATCCCGTTTTTTATCCGTATTTTCGGCCCATCCCCCGAGTTTTTTAAGACGCCTGGCAATCGGGGCCATCATGCTACGCACTTCACCGGCAGTGATATTTTCATCACTCAGGAAGCCGGATTTACGTAATGCCTGGAGAACTGCACCAGACACTCGCTCCCATACGCGCCCCAGAAAACCGCGATCCCCGTCTTCAATGACGTGACTGATGACCTCTTCCACCTGCTTCCAGGGATCTGCCCCCTCATAGTTTTCAGCGACGCGGTCAAAGTAAGGCTTGAGTGATTTGGAGCTCTGGCCAGCGGCTACGGCGCGCAGTAATTTGTCGTACTCCGCCGGGCCCACAACTTCAGAAAGAGCATGGTGCCCGAGGATTTCATGGCGTAACTTGGCGCGAACATGAGAAAGGCTGTCGAGATTTTTGGCGACCAGGATGATGCGACCGCTGTTAGGAAGGTGCATCGCATGGATCAGGGCGTCCGGGAGTGGGAAACCAGCCAGTTGCTCAGCTTCAGCCATATCCTTTGCAACCTGCACGGCAATACCGCCGCCCCCTTTCCATTTTTTCAGGAACCGTGCGACTTCATATTCTACCTGCTTTTTACGCATACCACGGGGCTGGTAGTCAGCGACACCGGAACGGATACGTTCGCGCGGAGAACCAGATGCAAAAACGCCCCCGGATTCGGAGGCGTTTTGCGAGAATTTATGATTTACATCAGGTGGGACAGGTCCATTGTCTCTAAAGCTTTCTGGTTCCGCTGATGGCGTTCCATCTGATCTTGCTGCAAGGACATGATCTCGGATTTTGTCAGCATCCGCGGCGCGAAGGAGGTAGTTTGCTTCTGACTCTGTGAGCCTGTCGAAGCCGTACCCGTGCTGTTCGTTCCACCAGTTTTCAAGATCGGTACCCTCAAAGTGATCGCGCAATTTGCGAAGCGTATCCGCTGCTAATGCAATTTTCGCTGAATATTTTTTACCCGTCAACGCACTGGCGCCAATTACCTTACCGCCATGATCTTCAATGTAGCCTTTCAGATTCGCCAGAGTACCGCCCTGTGTCAGAGTGTCATCCAAAAGAATATAAGGTAAATCAGTACGCACCGGGCCTTCAAAGGCAGGCTGATTGGTCAGCCGACCGAAACCATCCTGCCCCGTGCGACCTACTTTCGCAGCCTGTACAATCCCGGTCGCTACAGCGAGATCCAGCGCCTTCCCCAGTACATCCGCCATTGCCTGCGGAATGGCGTTACGACTGACAGCTTCTTCAGCATGTACTGCCGCAAGTATGGCCTTTCTGCCAGCCAGCAGCTGGCGCAACTCGTTAACTGACCCTCTGGTCATCACATCAGCGACTAACCGGCGTGCTGCAGCATCATCACCCCCTTTTGCGGCCATGTAGTCCTTATGGGCCGTGGCATCGCCCAGACGTCCATGCAACACGGTATCCGGAAAATCTTCATCCCATACGCTGCGCGGAACCTTTGAATAGTTAACCTCGTCAGGCTTTGTCAGTGTGAGCAGTTTCGTCGCCACGTTCGTGGGATTCATCGACTCTTTGAACATGCCTTCTGGCAGTTTCTCTTCGCGAGCCCCCAGTTCATTCAGCCACTCACGAAACGCCTGATTACGCTTATTACTCCGTTCTCCAGCCATGATGGAAACGATGGCGACCAGCTTGCCGCCAGGTTTCAGATGTTCAAAAGCTTTCTGTACATGTTTGATATCAAGGTCGTGGGAAAACGGCGGATTCATTAGCACGCGGTCGTAAAGCTTATCCGGGGTAAACTCGTCAAAGTCACTGCCGACAACGTTAAAACCTTTCTCTTTCAGAATATCGCGCAGTTGCTGTTCCAGTTCGACAACATCCACATTGCCACCCGCTTTGCGCGCCGCTTCTGCCAGAACGCCGTTACCCGCTGACGGCTCCAGAACATCCATACCGGGATGAATATCAGCCTCGCTGGCAATCCAGTCAGCACGGCTTTCCGGTGTGGGGAAAAAATCGTTGAAGGCGTTGCGATCCCAGGCGATTTTCTTGCGCAGATCCATCTCCATCTTCTGGATTTTTGGGATGTCGTTGAGAGGTATATCGCCGGATAATTTTTCCAGTTCCACAAGGGCGGCCCGCAACAGCGGACGTGTCGTTATTCCGGCACGCTGCAGGCGGTTATATTCAGCCACATATTCAGGCCAGCTTCCGGGCTGACCGGATAAATATGCTGCCAGTTTATCGTTCGCCTTACGCCCAGCAGGCAGTCGGGACATGCCATGCTCTCTCTGCTGTGACAGTCGCAACTCGCTGGCCGCCAGTTTGTACCCTCGCGCATCCCCCATTTTCCCGACAACGTCAAACAAAGTAGAAGGATGCCAGTCCAGCATGGGGTAGCGTGCATACTTCACGCGGCTGGTCAGCGGCACATTATCATTCCATTCCCGCTTACCGTCAGCGGTGGTATAGCTGAGAGTGTCACGGATATCCTGCGGTATATCGTAAACCAGGCGGCGGGAAATACCGCGCAGGGTGTCTATCTGGGTTTTATGCCGGATACCGGAAAGATACTTCAGGCTGCCATCAGCAATGCCCTCCGCAATTTTCTGCATGATATCGGCATCCCGGAGATCCCGGTTTGCCTGATCCATCGCAGAGGCAGCTTCACGCAGTCGCTTAACGGTGTTCACCTTCCGGTCTGCGTTCAGACGATCTTCGGCACTATCGCGCAACCGGTCAGAGGTGCTGGTTAAACGTTCCTGTTGCTGTTCCTGTTTCTTCACGCGGCGTTCGGCATCCGCAGCGGAATGATCGACTCTGTCTCCACGCAACCAGCCCGTAAACTGCTGCGCTTTCTCTGGTGACGGAAACCAGAAGTTACCCCGCCAGTACCCGCCACCCAGTTTGCGCGCCATCCCTGCCGCCTCTTTAAATTTTTCGGTACCCAGGCGCGTCTGCAGGTTGACGTTATAGACCGTTTCGCCAGTCTTACTGTTTTTCCCTTCCTCTACAGGGTTAATCTGGAGAGTATCACCGTGCGTAAAGCCCTCTGTCACACGCGGTGTTTCCTTTTGCGTTTTCTGCTGTTCAATCTGGTGCTCTGCCAGCAGCTGATCATACCTCTCTACCTGCTCAGTCGTCAGCGCTGCACGCCCTTTCGCTTTTATCAGTGTGCGGTAGTCATCCAGCGTCTGTAGATTGTCGATCGCCGAACGAACGGCATCGGCACGTTTCTGACGCTCATCCCTGGCCTGCTTCACGCTGGCAGCGTATTCGTTAATATCTGACTGCGTGATCCCCGCTACTGCATCACGCGCATGCTGTTCAATGCTTCGACCGCCAGTGGTCACCATCGTCGGGCCTTTGTTCACCAGCCAGCGGAAGTCATTAACCAGCGAGTCCCAGGCATTGTCCACCAGGCGTCCCTTTTTCACATCTGACGGGACATACCGACCGCTATAAGGTTTGAGCTGCTCTTTCGTCAGCTTACCCAGGGCATGCGTGATTGCGTCTTTGTTCGCTATGGTCGATTCAAGCGCAGAACGCACATCATCCGGCGAAGTGCTTTCGGGGTTTTCAATAAGATGACGAAAGAAGGTGGAATGTTGTTCAGGAGAGGTAATGCTGGTATCTGTTGCTGATGAGGTTCTGGCTTCAGCCTTTGCGATCCGGCGATCGGGTTTGTCAGGCTCTCTGGTGGGCTCGTCCTTTTTTACGGGGTTATCCTTTTTGTCCGGGACTTCTACAGCGTAACCACCGTCAACTTTCACTACCTCCGGCTGTCCCCCGGCTTTTTTAGCTTCGGCATACGGCTTACTCAGTCTGGCAAACCCCTCGCTCGGGAATGGTTTTCCGTTACGCCGCATATAGAGTTCGCCGTTCCCGGCTTTCGCAGCCTCAGAAACCGAATCCGGGATTGCTGCTTCACCGGAGGAAAGCTGTCGATATGGGAGTGCAGCGTGCTTCTGTCGCGATCCCATTCGATCTTCAAAACGATCCAGACGGCGCCGGGCTTTGGTCCTGCCGCCCTCAAATTGCGGTGCAGTACCGCGCTGTCCTTCATCCGAAACAGGCCCACCCGCAAATATGATGTTTTTATCCTCCAGCTCAGGCCACACACGGCGCGCCTCGCCGTCAATGGTATTTACCGGACGCATTCCTCCGCCAGTACGATCGGCAGGTATAAATTCCTGACCGCGAACCCGCTCACCTGCACGAAATTCAGGACCTGCGCCGGACTGCGTTTCATCCCCAGCGCCCTCCCGCGCGTTATGAACCGGGCCGCCGGAAAATATAATATTCTTGTCTTCAAGCGCCAGCGGGCGATCGGGGAAACGGTGTTCAGCGTAGTCAGCCATCGAAGGGGCGGTATACTCGCCATTCTCTGCATTTCTGGCCGCATCCCTGACGAACTGATAATACCCCATGATGGTGTCGTGAATATTCTTCGCTTCAAAATCATTACGTGGTTCGCGTTGAGGCTGAGTCTCTGATGCCCCTTTTTTGCCGCGCTTACGCTTTTTAGGGCCGGCATCCTCACGTTTTACGCCGCGGGTCATGCGATAAAACCAGTCTTTTACATCCTGGTGTTCATTCTCATCCGGTTCATTTCGCTTGCCGCGAGAGTATTGATCCAGCAACTGCGCATTCCTGAATATTTCGGCATCATTTTTGTCATCAAAGCGCGCTTTAACTTGTCCCTGTGGACCGGCGGTATCAACCAGATGGAATGGGCGTGAATCCGGGTCGGTATGTACCGCTTTCCCTGCCCGCATGTAGGCCGGTATATCAGCAAAATCATCAGGACCGTTGCCGCCAAATTTTTCCCGGTCGCTAAAGCCCGACGCAAGGCGCTCCTGTTCTGCTGCCTGATCAGGCGTCAGACCGTTACGATAATCTGCCTGGGGTTCAGGCGATGTATTATCGCGTCCCCCGAGCCCCTTACTGAACTTGTCTTCTTCAGGCTGGAACTCTTCTCTGAGATCCTGCATCCCCTGCTGAACTTCTTTTGCGCCGGCCTCAATATCATTAACAGCTTTCTCGGTCTTTTCTTCTGATGATGAAGCAGTGGGTTCATCTGAAATTTTCTCGCCCTGGCCTGCTGCTCGCCCCTCGCGAACATGTCCAATAATTGCCGGAATGCTCCCCATGGCCAGACCGGTTAAGCCGCCGGTTACCATCTGGTCCTTAACGCCCTGTCCGGACTCGGTCTTTAGCCCGGCCTCATTCATGCCTTCATTTTCAACATACTGGCTGGTACCGGCATAACCGGCGTTAATACCTGCATCACGAACGCCCGCTTTTACCATCGTCTTGGCGACAGAACTGGAGAGCATACGCCCGGCAAACAATTGTCCCAGATAGGCATCGCCGGTGTAGGCCGCTAATAAGTTGGCAGCCAGCATTTTAGGGTCGCTGATATCTGCCATAGCAACCGTATCGGCCAGTTGCTTTTTAGCGAGATCAATCTTTTGCAGGTCGCTGTAGCCTGAATACTGCGGATCCTGGTCGATATTTTTAAACAGGTTAACGAAGGTGGAACTCTGCATGAGCTGGTTATCATCTGCATTCATGATAGCGCTGTGAACCGCCTCACTCGTACCACCAGCATTCTGGGCGAAGCCAGCCGCCGTAGCCAGTGGCACACCACCAGCAGCGGACGCTGCAATAACAGGTGCGGTTTGCCCAACGGCATCCGCTGCAACAATCGGCCAGTTCAGTGGATTCTTCGCCGTATCGGTAAAGTAACCATCCTGATAAAGCGGTGTATCCATGACCTTCTGACCGCCTTCAGACATATGTCCCTTGAAGAAGTCACCGATACCGTGCCCGGCAGAATTAAGCATATTGCCAAGGGCATCCATCCCCACTGACGCCGCGATCCCTCCCAACCCGGTATCCAGAGGATGAGATGCAACGTTATGGGCTATTTTTTTGCTGTTCTTCTGAAGTCCCTCACCAATAGAATGCGTCCCCTCGCCGATACCAGCGCCAAAAGCCTTGGGGATATCCATAAACTCAGCACCAGGTGCTTCTGGCAGCGCGTATTCCGCAGGTGGTAAGCCGGGATCAAACTCATTGGGGCGAGTGAGAGGCATGATGAACTCCTGAAAAAAGGCAATAAAAAAGCCGAACTCGCGGTCAGGCGTAGTTCGGCATCATTAGGGAAATGATACGGTGATTTATTTGTTCAGTCTATGTTCACAGCCAGTCAGAATGCAGAACAAAAAAAACCGGACGTGTTAAACATGTCCGGCATCCAAATGGTGAATAAATGATCTACAGCACTGTGACAGGTTTTCACAGAAGGCGATTTATTCATCAAAGTGTAGATTAATATAAATTACAAAAAAACTCATACATGAGTCACAAAACAGAAAATGAACAGAGCCGTATTGCTATACGACCAAATAATTATATTCATTATGTGATTCAAAACAAATGCACAATAATTATATATAATGAACATACATTCATTATATATATGTATATTTCCAATGATTTCCTTTGCATTAATTAATAACATATAAATAAAGTTAGCATTTGCTGAAATAATATTATTCGGATTAGGATACTTTCGATTCAACAAATCTGTAGAAGTTCAATATTCTGAAAATAAATTCAGTTTTTAAGGATTAAAAAAATGAAAAGAAAAGTATTGGCAATCGTAATTCCAGCCCTGATGGCCGCTGGCGCAGCTCACGCCGCTGAAGTTTATAACAAAGACGGTAACAAGTTGGACCTTTACGGTAAAGTAGACGGTTTGCATTATTTCTCTGATGACGCTAACAGTGATGGCGATCAGACTTATATGCGTATGGGCTTCAAAGGCGAAACCCAGATCAACGATCAATTGGTTGGTTATGGTCAGTGGGAATATCAGGTTAACGCTAACACCACCGAAAGCGACCATGGCAACAGCTTCACTCGTCTGGCATTTGCTGGTCTGAAGTTTGGCGACTATGGTTCATTCGACTACGGTCGTAACTACGGCGTACTGTACGACGTAGAAGGCTGGACCGATATGCTGCCAGAATTCGGTGGTGACTCCTACACCAAAGCAGACAACTTCATGACCGGTCGTGCTAACGGCGTTGCAACCTACCGTAATACTGACTTCTTCGGTCTGGTGAACGGTCTGAACGTGGCTCTGCAGTACCAAGGCGCGAACGAACAAGCAAGCAAAGAAGGCGATGCTTTCTATCAGGAAGGCACCGGCAATGGCGGTGACCGTAACGTTCAGAACTCTAACGGCGACGGTTTCGGTATCTCCTCTACCTATGACTTAGGCATGGGTATGAGCTTCGGTGCTGCATACACCTCTTCTGACCGTACTAACGAGCAGGTTACCAAAGGCGGTGATGTTGCTGGCGGTGATACCGCTGACGCGTGGACTGCTGGTCTGAAATACGATGCCAACAACATCTATCTGGCCACCATGTATTCCGAAACCCGTAACATGACTCCGTACGGTAATGACGGCGTTGCAAACAAAACTCAGAACTTCGAAGTAACTGCACAGTACCAGTTCGACTTCGGTCTGCGTCCGGCTGTGTCTTTCCTGATGTCTAAAGGTAAAGACCTGAACGCTACCGACGGCGACAAAGACCTGGTTAAATATGCTGATGTAGGTGCGACTTACTACTTCAACAAAAACATGTCTACCTATGTTGATTACAAAATCAACCTGCTGGACGAAGACGACAGCTTCTATGCTAACAAAGGCATCTCTACCGATGACGTTGTAGCATTGGGTATGGTTTACCAGTTCTAATTTGCCAGAAATGGCTTCAATTAGCCCGTCACGCAACTGGCGGGCTTTTTGCTTTTACTGTCCATTTGCCTGCTTATAACCCTGGCGCATCTGAGCCGCCATACTGGTCGCTTTAACGTTTTTTGCCAGTGATTGCTTGTATTGATCCAGTAAAGAACTCAGTTGCTCGGTCGGTATTTTATCAACATCCCACTTTTTATCAGTCATCACCTGCTTAAAGCCCGGATAGTCTTTGTCTGCCGCCAGTCGCTGACGGAGCGCATCACTGTTACTCTGTTCTGCACGCTTATCATCTTCCGTTCCCGGAGGCATCACACCATATACGCTATACAGATGCTGCTCCAGATCCTGGTACTGCTTGTCGTTAGCGTTGATATTATCCAGAACCGTCTTATGAGTGGCGACATCACCCCCGATATCTCCTGCCCGCAACTTACTGTCAGACTCAATACGCTTCTCTTCCAGACCTGCAATTTTCCCTGCAACCTGCTGCCGAACAGTATTTTTCCCGGCCCCACCAAGCGCTTTCGCATTTGGACTGGAGGAAATCAGGGCTGATGCCGCCGCGCGCGCAAACATTTGCTGCCCGGCAGCTTCTTTTGGAATAGCAATCAGGGGATCATCCGGATGTGTGGTACCAAATTTCGACAGCGGCCCTTCAGCAGTAGAACCATCCGAGTATGTCAGCTTAATTTTCGGTGAAATTAGCTTTCCGTCAGGGGATGGAATGACGCCTGTTATTTCACGACCTGCGACCGTCTTACCATTGCCGGGATCCACCTCCCCAACCCCGCGTTTGAGCTCTGGGGCCAGAACGGTATTCAGGTTTCGCAAATTCTCAGCAGAGTTCAGTTGATCTGGATTTTTGCTCAACGCATCGGTAATCGACTTAACCGCTGAACGATATGGCATACCAGACATTGCCCCCAGATCAAACGGTGTACCGCTCAGTTTATCAAGCACCTCTGCCGGGACTTCGCCCCCATTTGACAGGATCTGAATGGCTCCCTGCCAGACCGGTTGTAATTCAGCCATCTGGTTACGGTATTGCTCCATGCCCAGTTGAGCGCTACGAAATGCCTGATTCATGCCAGCTATTTGCTGCTGCATTTGCATTTCTTTATCGCGAAGACCCATTTCATCTGCATGAAACTGTTTCTGCTGATCCTGTGAATCCTGTCTGAACTGGTTATTCTGATCGAATTCACGCTGACGCATAATCTGGTCTGCCTGGCGCAGGCTGTTCGACTCTTCCTGGTATTTCTGATTATTCACCGTGCGCCAGATGTTGTTGACCGAATTCAGACCTTCAGCAAATCCACTTGAAAAAGACATACTTCCCCCTAAAACATCGCTGCAACTGACATCGCCAGTGCCGCCATATTCAGTCCCTCAAAGGCACCCTGTTCAGTTTCACGCTTTGCTGTCTGCTGGGCGTCAATCTGCTGCTGTGCGGCCTCACGCTGGGCTTCTTCATTCGCCGCCTGCCCCATGCCCTGCATCGCTTCTTTGCGGGTTTGCTGCCCGGCCTGTAAAAGTCCATAGCCCATATCAGTAAGCCCCTTCAGTGTGGTACTTCATCGCGCCGGATGCTTTGGCTCCGGATCCGGTAAGAATATTAATATCGCGCTGCTGTTCTGCCGTTCGTATACCGTTTCTCGTGGAGGCATCAGAAAGCGCAGCGCTGACTGAATCCGACTGGTCTTGTGGGTTCGATGCGCTGGCCAGCCCGTAGCGCCCCATATCATTACTCTGTGTTACTTGCGCTGTGTTCAGTGAATTTTGCTCATTCTGCGATACCCGGCCCAACTGGTCCGTCATCAACTGGTGCGTATCCTCAAGATTCAGCATTTCGTCTAACACCGGCTCATAACGTGCCTGCCAGTCCGCCCAGGCCTCACGCGTGATTTCGGCCATCGTATCATCTGCATATCCCATGTGAACCTCACGAATATCTGGAGTTATACAACCCAACACCACCCATCCCGGCCCGGATACCGGAATTTGCCAGACTTAGTGCATCCGGTTGGGCAAGTGATGCTGTTTCAGCTGATCGGGCATCCGAAATCGCTGCTTTATTCGACGCATTAGACAGGCTATCGAGCGCAGACATGTTCTGGGCAGATTCGCCAGAGCCGATCGCCAGCGCATCTTCCAGTCCACCAACATACTGATCTGCCTGCGATGACTGAGCCTGATTAATTGCATCGTTTTCCTGAAATGCCTGCTGCCTGGTCAGGGAGTTCTGCGTGGTACCGAATTTTCCGCTGTTTGGGTTCACTCCCGCAGAAGTCAGCGAATTAGCCGCATTGTCACGCGCATCGCTGAACTGCGAACTGTATGACATGTTGGTATCGCCAGCCGCCTTCTGATAGGCCTGCGGGTTATTCATCTTGTTTACATCCTGAATAAAGACGTCTTCATAGGGCGCCAGTTCCTGCTGATACAGTTCCCACATCGATTCGGCCACTTCTGCCTGCGCCTTCTGAGTTTCAGTCTCTTTAACTTCAACGCTGCCACCACCACCCATAATCACCTCACGTTTTTTCTGAACCACATCCGGCCCTGTTCATCATCGGGCTGGCGAATAAAGCCTAGTTTCCCGGCAACACGTACAAAGCCGCGGCGGGTTGTGCAGAACTCAAACCATCCTGCTCCTGCGGCCCGCGTCAGCTCAGTCACGATCGGATTAAACTTCGCCAGTGCGTCAGAGCAGCAACTGATTCCCAGCCAGACCAGCATGTATTTCTCACCGTCTCGTTTCATCAGTCGGAGTACAACCCGTGTATTTTCATCACCAAAACAAAACGCCTGCTTTTTACGGCAGGCGTCTTTTATTTTTTCGAACAGGTCGGGTTCATTTACGTCAGCCGCAACCCGGTTAATCAGAGAAATAAACTGGTTCACGATACAATGATCCCCCCGCTTCCTTTCTTGGCAACCAAAAGACAAATATCAGAACAGGTTGTCTCAGAACCGATATCCCCATGCTTATACGAGCTACCAATAATTTTAATGGTGACGTCCCCGCCACCGGTGATGATGTCCTTCACCAGGCTTAAAGATTGTGTTGTTGTCCCTTCACCAGTCTGAGTGCAACTGGAACTCGCTACAGTCACACCATTCCAGGTTATTGTTATATCAACATAGTTCGTACCATCAGTTGTTCCACCGTCAGGGTTCTCCGTTGTATGAGCAGTCGCTGTTGTCACTATTGCAGGAATAATAACTGAGCGGTCGAACGCCTGATCGTCTGTAATAATCACAGTCCTTGTGCCATCTACCCAGGTTGCACCTCCCCCTGAGAATGTGCTCTTGGTTACCATGGAAAATCCCACAGCATTAACAATATCGCCTTTGATCTGGTTAGCTGACAGCGTACCTTCAATCACACAGTCTTCACTGATAGTGACGTTATTAAATTGCCCCTCGTTCGCAGTCACGCGGTTTAACGTAACATCATTCAATGTCGCATTATTCGCAGTCATATTGCCGCTGCTGTCTACAGAGAAACCATTCCCGATTTCAATCTGACCGCCTTTGATGTCTGGCGAGTCAATTTCAATTCCGGCGGTAACTTCATCTGCGACAATGGTCTGGGCATTAAGAACCTGGATTGTTGCCTGCTCAATAACTGCTTTCTGCATGCAGACGCCATAGTCGGCGTCCACATAGAACAACGCCTCCATGGTGCCGTCAGGATTCGGATTATTAGGGTCAAATACGAAGAACTGGGTTGCTGCAACTGCCACCTGGCTGATGGGCTCACCTTCATCATCCACACCGGCTACCAGGCCAATTCCGGCGGTAATGCCGTCGGCGCTGGCTTTTACCGACCACATATTCTGGAACGCCTGAGTCCCTTCGGAATCAATGGTGGTGATTTGCTCCTGAACGCCGTCCAGTCCGGCCTGCAGTTGAGCGATCAGGGGGGAGTCATTAATGGTGTCGTTAATGACATTGATAATGTCATCGGTACTTTCCTGCGTTTTAACGTAGGTACCTTCACTGGCATCGTATGGTCCGGTCACGCCGTCGCTGTTAACAAAGCGAATCCAGTAATATCCCTCATAAACCGGATCAATCGGGTCACTGTAAATATTCGCCGCGGTACTCCCTACCTGAACCGCCTCTGACAGGTTATCTTCCGGACAGCGCCAGATCTGCGTCAGGCTATGGCCGTAATACACTGGTGCATCCCAGTCTAATTCCACAACGCTGAACCCGCCGTTTACCACCAGACCGGTTGGTGTTGGGGGATAAGCTGGCGTTAATTCACCATCACCGCCGGAACCACTATCTGAGCCACTGCCATCCGTAGTGCCGCCAGAGCCATCTGGGTAGAACGGCACGCGATTGCCAGAACTGTCAGTGACCATCACTACCGCCGCCCCTTCACCGCGCTGCCCCGTCAGAACCTCCATATTTTCATACAGTGCATCCAGCGTTTTATCTGCACGAAACAGTGGGCTTACCGTCGATGTACTGGCTGAGTTTGGTGAACTGGCTTTCAGACGGGTATCTCGCTGTCCACCCTTTGCCTGTTTCCTGGCTCTGGCGAGCGAATCCCTCACATTCATGCTGGCAATTCCTTCACGCTCTGCGCCAGCGTAATCCGGTCAACCTGAGCATAGCCGTAGACCTCCACCTGCCATTTACTTCCAGCCATAACAGGTAAGCGGAAAATATTGTCCACTACAGATCCCGGCGGCAGTGAAGCTGCCAGTTGCCCCTCAATAAAGAACCGGACGCCTACCTGAATGACTGAGGGGGACATAACACGACAAACGGAATAACTGGTCCCCTGCGGAACGTGGAAAATCTTTGAGCGCCAGCGCATTGCCAGTGGAGTTTGTGACGCCTGGGATATCCAGAGTTCTGAGCCTTTTGCAACATAAAGCAGATCTCTTTGCGGATCTGCATACGCGGAATCAAACGTATTTGTCAGGCGGCGCAGATCATTATTGTTGGGGTCGTAAATAAACCCTTTTACGGTGTCATATACGCCATCCCCATCTTCATCGTAGTCATACAGCCCGATATAGTTACCACCGACAGACCACGCCCGAACAGTAGAGGGGTTGAACGCCTGCCACTGCTCACGCGTCATCACATTTGCAGTGGCGACCGACCCCGCTCCTGTAGCCGTTACTTTCACTATTCCCGCCGCGCCAGCGTAGAGAACAAAGCCCAGCATCGAAACCATAGAGCGTTTTGACAGGCAGGCCTGATTTAACTGGACGGGCTTATCGCTGATGTTACCTGGCGTTATGCCGGAGAAGACAACCGGGACACCTTCTGTGCCAGCCACAACAGCGGTATCCACGGAGGCTATAGCGACTATATTGTCGTAGGTAGACAGCTTGTAGGCATCGGGCCAGGCATACGGCAGATAAGGCATTGAGAACATAATTTCATTGCCGGCAAACCCCACGCTGATCCCGTTGTTCATTGCGCACAGGCCAATCATGTTATCCGGCGGCATCAGATAGTCTTCCGTTTCCAGCGTTGCCGTCAGTTCATCACTGGTCAGGCTGTCAACATAACTGGTTACCGCAATATCAAGCTCGACAACTTCAAGGAATTCGGCGTCACTGGTTGTCGTGACAGTCCGATAAATACGTCGGCGCGTGATGTTGTAATTGCCTGCCGGTGGCGCAGCAAGACTGAGTGTAACGTAGCTGCCAGGTGCGGTAATTTCTACATCTGCTGATGCCGGGCCAGGCGGCCCTTCTTCACCGTAAGCTGTTACGTAGGTTTCGCAGTAATAGCGCGTTTCGTCGTTCGTCGGATCGTCATCAATAACCGGGTTACCGTCATCATCATTGGGTGGGGTAACAGCACTGATACCAATCGCAGTTTCAGGCGTCGGGACACCTAACCGGTAATACGCTGACGGTAAATTATCCCCCACCAGCGCGATATCAGCACTGGTCAGTTTGGGGTACTCGCCGTCGGTATAATAAATTCGGTTATAAGGATCCTGGGCTATGGGGCTGCGGATAACATCCACGTCATGATCCCACGCAAACCAGTAATCATCGAAATAATGAAATACAGCCAATGGGGTGAATGTAAAAGCAATAGAAGCATCGATATCCGCAGTCAACGGTGTAATAACACCACAGTCAAAATGACAATTCTCAGCATACGTTGAATTTGACTGTGGCAATAATCCGTCAGCATCCCGCGGGATTTCCCCGTGCATCGTGGTGATATCAATGTTCATGGTGTTTTATCAGAGGATAGTGGCAGGTTGTTCCGGGAAAGATACTGAGGATTGCTGTAACTCTACATCCGTCATATCGCGTAAATTGCAAAGATAGTTATCCCAGGAGATCAGCGCATCCGAATCCCCAGGCTTAGTTCGTTCTCGGGCGATTGCCGCCTGTAGTACCGCTATGTTTATAGCCGCATTATTTGCCAGACTTAACCGCTGGATTTTGTTCTTTCTTAGGTTGTACGCCGCTAACAAACTGGCATCCTGGTATACTGTTTTACCGTCAAATAGCCAGGTACCGGTATCTAACTCAAAGCCTTCAGGCAATGAACCTTCCGTTTCCGCAACGCTCATGTTTTCAGGAAAAAACATACTGACAGCATAAGTATATCCACGTTGCGAAATGGGTTCATTGACTACAGACTTAATTACACTATCACCGTCATACATTAATTTAACTGTTGTATCAGAAAATAATTTCTGACACTCATACCAGTCTTGCCCATCCTCCGATCTTAAATACCTATACCTGCGCCCGGACACCTTGAGCCCTTCATCTACTTGTTGCTGTAGGGGTTTATATTCAGTGAAATTTTTAATGTTTTGCATAATTACCCATAAATTGTCATCCATATGCCGCCCACATTTTCCTGAATTGGTTTGTAATAAATTACACTTACTCCATAATTGCTTGAGTACCATTTCAAACCAGTAAAAACATTTCCTTCGGGGGTCAAATAGGTTTTATTTGATTCACCTTGCATTGAGCCTTGCGCCCCTAACTGAATCCCCTGTACGAAACGTGCGTTGGCATCAGCCATGGTTTCATACCCAGACAGATCAGGAGCTGGCGGCGGGTTGTTTAGAGAGTAAACCCGTTGTCCCGATTCAAAAACAGTACTGGCATTTAACTGACCATTAATTGTAACAGACCCATTTCTGTCAACATGAACAGGGTTAGAAGTCCATAGGCCAGTATCATCATAAAAATGGATATCCCAGCCGCCCATATAATAACCGGCATTACATATATCAACCCCGGATGAATTGTAGTATGCAGTAAATCCGGAACCATCGAGCCCTGCTGCCGTACCGTTAACAAAGACAGTATAGTTTGAGTGAATTGCTGTTAAGCCAACAATCTCCATATTTCCTACGACTAAATTTGCCCAGGTAATGGAATTTAATAATTCAATTGTGTTTACATCAGAGCGGAAATGAAACCGGTAATCGTAATCAGCCTCTGGATAAGTAGTATGAATATCCCAGTAATAATCAGACGCTGTCCCCGTGCCTGTCCCAAAATCTAATACTGCGCCACCAGTATTGATTCTGCTGGTCAGTACATCGGGGGCGCTAACAAATCCGGTAAAACTGGCATCAGTACCACTCAAATCGCCTGTCAGCACTCCGCCACCCGATGGCAATGCGGATACATCTACTGCAGTTAACTCCACATCTCCCGTTTTGCTGTTAACACTGGTAACCGGTGGTTCAATTTCTGGAGGCGGAAACGCTTCGGAGTAGATCCGGCTTTTTGTGTAACCACCATTACCATCTGGCACCAGCACAAATAAACTGGTTGGTTCGGCGGTTTTGAGGCAAAAACCCGGTAGAGTGTCGGCACCAAGCACAAGGTTATTATCTATATCCAGACGAACCACATCGACCGCCGTGGTGCCGCTGGTCACAATCTGTAAGCCAGAGCCAACATTCAGGATGATATCTGCATCGATTTTGAGCGGTACAGGCTCACCCGCAACCACCTGCTGCCCCAGCAAACGACACCAGGTTCCTGTTGCGGCCAGATATACCAGCATGTCACCCGGATCCCAGATAATGTCTGAGTTAACCGGGTCTACACCGCCATCGGTGATCTGCCAGACGCTGGCAATATCCGGCGTACTGGGGTAACCCGCCTGAATAGCCCATTGCCCCTGATCCGTTAATGGCGATGTGACTTTGCTGGCAGCGTCTTTAGCTTCCTGAGCGTACTCCTCCGCCGCATCCCGCGCATTTTTTGCATTGGTTTCGCTGGTCGCGGCAGCTTCCTGGCTGGCCTGCGCATTTGTTTCAGACGTTTTAGCCGCAACCGCGGATGCATCCGACGCCGTTTCACTGGCTGCTGAGTTAGATTCTGACACCTGCGCCGCGGCTGCCGACGCCGCAGAGGCGGCTTCACTGCCAGCCGCATTTGTTTCGGAAGTATTTGCCGCTGTCGCCGATGATGCAGCGGCATCTTCACTGGCCGCTGCATTCGTTTCTGAGGTCGCCGCAGCCTTCGCGGAAGCCGCTGCTGCATCCGCATCACCTTCAATGCTTTTTGCACTGGAGTCTGCTGCTGATGCTGAGGCCGCTGCCGCATCTTCACTGGCGGCAGAGTTTGCTTCCGATGTGGCTGCCGCCGTTGCAGATGAGACTGCTGCGCTGGCATTACCTGCCGCCTTGTTATTGAGACCTTCCATCTGAGCAAGATCGTCCTGCATCTCCTGCTCAAGCTGACGAAACTCCAGAACAATCTCCGGAGTCAGCTGAGACTCTGTCAGCTCCTGCATAAGCAGATCATTCAGGGAACCCGTCGGCGTCGTGTCATCAATATGCACCGTGCCATACTGCTGTGTTTGCCCTGCCCAGCTAACCTGAATAGTGTAATCACCGTATTCCAGATCAACAGAATAACTGCCGTCGCTGGCGGTTTTGCAGGATGAACTCACGCCTTTGAGCACCACATTACCCGTGGCAATGGCATCAAAGGTAATACGTGCGTTGGGTACCACATCACCGGAGATCGGACGTTTCAGTACGCCACTCAGAGTTAAAGTCCCCATTACGGCGCCACTCCTGTTTGCCCTGCGGCGCGAACAGCTTTAGCCTTCACACCAGCCTTATCAACGTTGTTCTTGATGCCCATCGCATCGTTGTAATTCTGCAGGTGCTGCTTTGCCAGATTGTCATCCTGCCCTGGCGCATCTTTGCTGAACGCCCGATACAGGCACCAGTCCACCACCGGGTTAATGAAAATATCGCTGATCGCCATCGCAACCGGGTCTTCCTCGTCCAGTTCCTCCAGCGTGACCTCCACCGGGTATAACGATACTGCCATCTCCAGCGTTACACCTTCTGCCACACCGGGATAAAGCATGAAATATTGCGGTAGCGCCGGATTGTACAGATACGCCTCCGCGCTCACATCCCCGGATGTGGTGCGCCACATCAGATCGGCAGTGTCCAGCGTTACCCGGTCAGCAGGGACCATGGCACGTCCGGAGCCCTGACCAACAATGTCGATTAACTGATAGACACCTTCCGGCAACTGCTGGCGCACACCGGCTGCGCACGCAAAAGGAATGACTGACGCCGTGGCATCCGGGCGTTTGAGCGCAACGGCGCGCACGGCATCATTGAAATAGCCCAGTAACTCTGATTTGGTCCAGCGAATAAACCCGGGATCGCGCAACTGGGTATTCACGCGCCCCAGTACATCCACAACAGCGATAGTCATCAGAAAAATTCCTGCTTAACGACGGGATTCTGGAAGGTATTGAATGCGGTATTTTCGATGCGCCAGCGGAACGCGGCGCGGTAGCCGTCTACGAAGTACGGTTTCATCTCCGCTGCCAGCTGTGGATTGCTCCACGCCTTGCCCGGCATATCCGCCATACGGGCGACGGTACCACAGGCCAGCGCCAGTGGATAATCATCAATCAGGATCTGAGGGATAGTGATGGCTGTCTGTCGCGGTTCAACAACGAAGATTGCATTGAACTCTGCATATGCGCGGTTAGCTCGTAGCTCATTGCCGCTCAGTTGCTGATAATCCACGCCAGCCTGCAACTGCGGCCCGTCCGTGCCCGGCTGCATCTGCTCACCGAAAACCCTGATCAACTGTCGCCCCTGATAAGGTTGATCTGCTGGCACCAGTAACACGCTGTCGCCGGCGGCAACGCTGACCGGCCCCACGGTATCCTGCACAAGCTGTGACTCCCGGCAGAACTCGATAGCCGTTTCAACGATCGCGCGGCGGATCATAAAATCCAGCGCGCCGGAAATCGATTCCCGCACCAGGGGATACAGCGCGTCAGGTGATGCCAGCGAGATCATTACGCGTCCCCTTCTGCTGTCAGTTTTGCGCGAAGTGCGTTACGGACACGCAGACGAAAGTCATCCACTTTTTCCTGAGCGGACTGCGGCGGGATGTCCAGTTCAGCGCCTTCCACCAGGGTACGCAGCTGCGCGGCGGTAAATTTGCCGATATCACCGTAGTCGCCGCAGTTCATATCACGGCGCTTACGTTCTTCTTCCTCATGTAACAGTGCAGCCTCACTGGCCTGGCGCGCCGCCTCCGCTGCCTGCGATTCACGATCCCGCCACTCCTGAAGATTCTGAGCTTCAATCCACACAGTCGGATGCTGAAGCATACGCTGGGCAATATCTGCCGGAGTCGGTACTGATTTACCACGCGGAAACAGCAGATGACTGCCGGTCAGCGTGTCACGCTTGATGCGTTTGGGTCCGATGTAGACCAGATCAATCTTATCCATCACAGCGTACCTTCGTAGATGTAGAAGATTTCCAGCACCAGATCGCCGGTAGCTGCCGCGCCGGTCACCTGAACAGATACATCGGTGTTTTCAGTTGTTTCTTCCAGAACACAACGGGTATGAGTGGTATCTGCTGCGGAAAAGTCATCAACGGAGGTAACTACCGCGCCGCCAATGAGCAGATCAAGACCAGCCCCTTCACCCAGACCTGAACTGGAATACAGTAATGCCGTCGTTAGCTGAGCACCCGGTGGCAGACTGAAGATATCGACAACCGTATCCACCGCCGTGGCATTAAACGTATATTTCGCAATCGCGACTGACTGGTTACCGTGCGACCCCTGATAAACAGGCCGGTTATAAGACGATGCCTGAATCGTTGGCATAACGAGCTCCTGATAAAAGAGCGGGCAGCAATGCCGCCCGAAGAAAGGAAGACGCTTACAGCGTCGGGTTGTTGGTCTGGGAAACAGCGGTGTCCACGCAGATGGTCCCGAAGTCCTGCACATAACCATCTTTGCCACGGAAGCGGATTTTCTTCAGACCGTTGATCCAGCGGATAGAGGTTTCAGTGGTATTACCGTGGTCCACCTTCTCAGTGTGCTGCTGGAACGGACTGCCCCATTCACCGGAACCATAGGCATTGGCGATCGCCTGCCCGCCGAGCAGCACAGCGCGGTCCACCATCGTTGTGGTGGTAACGATCTTGGTCGTCGCGTCTTTGTCGTTATTGCAGACAGTGACGTTTGAACCTGAGTTAAAGCGCACCGGCATGCCGCTGTACTGGCGGACCAGAATGTTGCGCCACATGGCAGTGTCACCTTTGAAGATCGGATGATTGAAGCCTTTGGAACGGTTGATCGCCGCAGCCGCCATCATCTGCCAGTCTTTACCGCTGGTGGAGGTGTACCAGTCATTCCACTGACGCGGCGTGACAAACATGACGTAGTACGGGGAGTCACCGGACATTTCGTCGGCAGCCAGCTTGATCGGGGCCAGCGGGTGCGCCATTTCGCTGAGATACAGAGACAGATTGTCCACCACATCCAGCGTAAACAGATCCGCAGAATCCAGCGTTTCGAGGCTGGTGGCATCCCCGCCATACATCTGACGGCCATAGGTCGGTGGATTCACATCATTGACCATAATTTCCGCGAATTCCGGGTCGTCCGCCAGCGGAACGATGATATCGTCGGCGGTCACGTCACCACGCGCGCCCATCATCTGTACCGTACAGACCTGATCTGCCAGGTCGTTGTAGTACGTACCCAGCAGCGTGCGTGCCGTTTTGCCCAGATTGTGCTTGGTGCGTTTCTGCGACATACGGCCACCGGCGTTAACCATGTGGCGACCCTGATTGATCTTCAGACCGAACGTGGACTGTTCGAGGTTTTCACCGCGACCTTCCAGTTTTTTATCGCCCATCGTCGGACGTTTGTTCAGCTTGAAGAAGATATCAACATCCACTTCATCGCCTGCCTGACGGGTTAAATCGGTCACGCGGACAACCGGCGCATGCGGGCTGGACTGCTCCGCGCTGCGCTTGCCATTGTCGCCCTGCGCATTCTTCGGGGCGTTCTCTGTCAGCATATTGACGAATGAACGGTTGCGGTTAGCTGCGACAAACAGCGCGGCCTGCAGAACCTTATTCGCCTGAGCCGAGGTTACTGTAGTCATATCCTGATTCCATTAAAGAGAAACCCGCCGGGTGGCGGGTTGTCAGATGTCCAGACTCGACAGCAGCGATTCAATTTCAGCGTCACTCATCGATGCCATTGAACCCAGCAGGTCATTCCCGGACTTCGCCGCAATCTGGGCGGCCCTGTCCGTGGTAGGTGCCGTTACTGTCGAACCAATATCGGAAGGTGAACCCGGCAACATGGCAGCGGCTGCCGCGACCGCTTTGTCTGCCTGCGCTGCTATGCTTGCCTGGTCCTGCGCCAGAACATCGCCAAAGGCGGCCTTTACCCGGCGCTCCACTTCCTGAAAACGTTGTACGAGAGATTTTCCGGCGAATGCCGGGTCTTTTTGCAGTCGCCCGTCGATGACCAGCGCCATATCCCAGCGATCCTGATCGCCGCTGCGCCAGCCATCGAGTTCCGGTAACTGCATTAATGCCACATCAACCGGACTGGCCCCCGCCGACGGAACACTGGCTGGTGCTGCCGCCGTGGGGCTGGCGGTTAATGCGCTGATCTGTCGGGTAAGCGCCTGCAGGTGTTTACCAAGCGCGGGGTATTCTTCCATCAACTCCTTAAGCTGCTCATCATTCAGCCCGGAATCATCGAGAAGACTGGCATCCACACCGGCATCCACTGCACGTTGTTTCAGGTCGTTCAGTTCCTTCTCGAGCTGCGTGGCCTTTGCAGCATCGGCAGACAACTGTTGTGCACGTTCTTCTGCCTGACGAGCCCGCTCGCGAGTGGCTTCCAGCACGTCATACGGAATCGTATGCACACCGTCTTTAGCCAGAATTACCGGCTTACTGCCCTCTGCCGACCTATCACCCTCGCCCGGCGTCGGCTGCTGCGCTGCCTGCCCACTGTCCGCCGGTTTAGGGTCGGCTGCGGCTGGCTGCGGTTTATCGCCCGTCTGGATGGTAGTCGGTGCAGGAACTGGTTCAGGCTTGCCTTCCGGGTTGAGGTCATCAATGATCTCCTCGTCCGGTTCAGCCTCGATCTGTTCCAGCTTTGCCTCTAACTCTTCTAAAGTCTCGGTACCTGTAAATTCAACGTTGTTCATATCTCACCTTTGCCTGTGTCGTCGGCTAACGAAAAGTACATACAAAAAAGCCGCTCCACGGAGGAACGGCTTTGCTGTGATGCACTGGGGAAAGAATCCCGGCGAGCTCCGGGCGGCGTAAAAACGCAAAAACCCGCTCAAAGGCGGGTTAAGGAGGTAGTACGGCTATTGTTGGGATTTTCATCCTGTGAATAGTGTATGTCAAGTATGATGTAGAGCAATACTCCCTCTGAAAGAGTATGGAAATACTACAGTTTGCCCTGAAAATGTCGTTGTTAAATCTGCAATTCATTATAAAAGGAATCGACTAATGAAATTTCTCTTCTGCCATGTTGGATGGATGGACAATTATCACGGCGCTACTGATGAGGACTACCCTCGAAAGGGAGGAAAATACAATGACAATTCTATAGGACATGAAGCCTGCAATTTCGTAGGTATTGATGGTTCTTTGTATGGATATGTCCAGGTTACTGAAGGAAAGAAGATTAATATAGGAAGGCTTGGAGCAAGACGCGGTGAATCATCTATTGGAGATATCACCGTCGTATGGCTGGCATCAGCCCCCAGTGGCGGAATTGTAGTCACCGGATGGTACGAAGACGCTACGGTTTATAGTAATTATCAGAAATTACCATCTCCTTCAGAACTTCATCGAAAAGATGGAGTTGAGTTCTACAACATCACAGCAAAAACGCAAAACGCATTTCTCCTGCCACCGGGTGAACGAACTCTGGCACTTGGGAAAGGAAAAGATTGGCCCGGACAGTCACCTCTATGGTACGCAGATAAACCACAAAACCAACCTTTCATTGAAGAATTAACGAGACTCATTGAAAACAAATCACGGAAAAATTCTCCTCAACATCCCGATGAATTCAACGCTGCAGGCATACCGGAACTGGATCTGCTAAATACTGCTGCTACCGAAGGCAGAAAAAAATTAGTTACGCACATCCAAAAAGAACGTAATCAAACAATCATAAATCAAAAGAAAAAATATGTTCTTAACTCTACAGGACATCTCAGATGCGAAATCTGCAATTTTAGCTTTAAGGATGTCTATGGCGATATCGGAAGTGATTTTTGCGAGGTCCATCATATCAACCCATTATCTGAAACAAACGACCAGACAGAAACCTCATTAGATGATCTGGCTATTGTATGTTCAAACTGCCATCGAATGATTCACCGGATAAAACCAGCACCAAGTATTGATGAGTTTAAGAATCGGTTTAGCTTCGGTGGAACAACAAAATAAAATCCTCAGACATGCTATTCAGGAGCTGGGGCTATGACCCCAGTTCACGTTTTGCCCCATTATTTACGAGCTGAATAATAAGTTGCTGCAACTGCTGTATCTGCGCGCCCTGCTGTGTGATCGTCTGCTGGGTCAGTTCCATCTGTTGCATAATCTGCCCGGTCTGGGCCATGGTTAACCCGTCGGAATACTTCTGTCCATCTGCTGAAGCCTGAGACTTGTTCGCGCTGGCCTGCTTACTGGCGGTATCCGCATCTTTGTTCTGAATCTCCGCTATCTGCTGTTTGAACTGCAGTGCCTGAGCAAACTCATTAAGCTTCGCCTGCTGTTGGGAGGCCTGCTTCTCTTCGTCGGTCATGTACTGCGGATCCTGCGTACCCAGCGCGCGGCTGACGCGGTCGATAAACTCATCCTTATTCGGGATTTCCACCAGTTCCAGCACCAGATCGATAACGGCAGACTGTGCCTGCGGCGGCAATTTCTGGATGATACCAATCAGACGATCGGCAAGCTGAGCGCGGTACGCTGGTGTGGAGTCGATCGGTGCCAGGACAATACGCGCATCGAGGCGGCTGATATCGTTGGTTATCTTGCCATCGTCGCCCGGCGTGTTGATAGTCACCACTTTACGGCGCCGTTTATCCTTCCTGTTCACCACGATGGTGTAGCTGGTCTTCTGCTTCAGGTCTTCCAGCAGATAATTCAGCACCAGTTCACCCAGCGCATTACAGGCCATCGTATAGTTATCGTTGATCTCAGCCAGCGTTGTCGAGCTCTGCTCTACCAGGTTACTGACCGCTATGCCGGAAACCACACCACTGGTGTCCTGCCCCATATAGCTGGAATAGATCCCGGCGCAGTCCTGAATATTCTGGCGGTCGTACTCCATAACCTGCATCTGCTGAGCGCTGACGCTACTGTCCCTATTAATCTGTAACGCATCCGCTGCTTTGGTTTTGTTCTTACGATCGGCATTGAGGACAAACACACCGTCCGGACGGTTCGCCTCTTTGCGCACCTGCTCTGCGGTCATGTTCGTTGCATCGCTATCCATGATGACCTGCGACGCCTGCAGTAACCAGGTAACCTTCAGATGCCGGAAATTATAGCTGTTCTGCGCGCTGATCATCCTTGACACCAGACCGTAGGGAATCCCGCTCTGGTCTTTACGAAATCCCCAGAAAGGTACCAGCGGGAACATCCCCTGCGGCGCATCACACGGACGATCGCCCAGGTGATACGGCCCTGCCCACCAGGATTCGCGGATAAACGACACCAGACGCATTTCAACCTTCACCCGCCCGCTGGCAACAGCCACAGCATGAGCAATGTTATTCTTATCGTACTCAACCATTTTACCGGTCGGTAACGCCAGCATCGGGATCCGCTCATAGACGCGATAATAGATCACGTACAGCATGATGCGGTCGCGGCTAGTACTGAGATACTCTGCTTCGTTGCGGCTCCACGTCTGCCGTTCTTCCCAGCCACTGCGCAGATCAACATCATCACCATCAATGCGCTCAATGTCGTCAAAAGTGTCCCATGTACCGACGGCATTTTTCAGCGTCTCCGCACGCTGCGGGAACAGCATCACAGCTTCATCCAGGTCAATCCAGCGACGGCGGCGCACCCAGCGCGCATCACGCAGATCGGGCTTTTTACTCAGCCAGTCCCAGTCAACTTCGTTACGGTTAATCTGCTCCGCGATGTAGCGCGGCCCGGTAACATCGGGGTTGCGACGAACCTCCACCCATGACAGCCCTGCTTTAATCTGCCCGGCATAGGCATCAGAACGGACGCGATCAATACGCATCTCCTGACACACGGTATAAAACTCAGCGTTCAGCGCTTCCGCCAGTTTTTCCATATCGTCGTTTTCATAGTTGGCTTCGACACGCAGATCCGAACGCGTTTTCGCCTCGGTACCCAGCACGGAGTCGATGGCCGGTGCTATCAGGTTCTGACACTCAACCGGCTGACCGCGCTCTTCCAGCACAGCAGCCACCTGCGGTGGTATCTGATCGCCGTCGTAATAGGCACAGCACCGGTTTGCGTCAGTACGCCAGTCCGGCTGACCGTCGATATCCCCCATGAGATTAAGTAACTGTGTCTGTGTGAACTGTCCGCGATGCTGGCGGTTCTTACTGATTTCGATAAGTTTCATTGTGTCATCCAGTGCTGTGGTCTGGTGTCGTTGTAAACGGTAACCGGGCGTGCAGGCATACGTGCCCGCATTTCCTGAGCAATGCAGTAGCTCATGACCTGATCGTCAAAGCAGCCTTCCTGCGCATTCATCGAGCCTTTCTTGTCGTAGACGTATGAGGACATTTCGGTGATGGTTCCCATCCAGCGGATCCCGTCGCAGTCTTCGCGTAGCAGGGTTTTCATGCCCTCGATGACGATGGGCTTACTCTGTTTGGTGGTCAGCCAGCCCAGCTTCGCTGTTTCGTCGTCGTTATCACGGTCGATATACTCTTCGGTGTAGATCCTGCTGATGGGGTAAATCTCGCGGAGCTTCTGGATAACCGCGTGCCCGTGGTTGTTTCGCTCCGGCCCGATGTACGCCGGGATCTGAGTTTCATATTCACCCTGTCGGACAATGCCGCTGTACAGGCGCCCAGCGTGGGCCAGTAGCATGGCAAACAGTTCCACGTCCAGATGCCCGTACCAGTGCGCCACCTGCTCCCCAGTGCTCTTCTTCACCACGTCAAATGATGAGCGGTCGCCATGTTCAAGTCCTTCTGCGATATCCGCGCCGATCGCATAGTCGTCATCCGGGTCCGGCAGTTCCCAGACCAGCAGGTGATTCATCAGTGTTCGCTGGAGTTCTTCTTTGTTGCCGCCACGCAACGCCTGTACTTTCGACTTTTTCCCGGTAACCGGGTCCATATCGTAGACAATCAGTGGCGTGATGCACCGGCCACCGGCGCGCATGGTTGCTATCGCGTCGAATACCCGGCGCCCGGACGTCAGGAACGCCTCTTCCGGCGTGGATGGAAACTCCTGTTTCATCTCTTCGCCCTGCGTCCGCTCCTTGCCGATGTACCATTGCTTCTGCGTGTCGGTCAGCGTAATCCCCATGCGCTGCTCAACGGCGGTAAAATACTTCTGGTGGTACTTACTGAGTCGCAGACCGCCTGCAGGCGCCGGTGCCTGATACTTCGGATCGTCATACCAGGGATAGAAGTGAAACTTAAAATCCTGCGCCGTGAGTTCAATACCTGCCTGCTCCAGTTCAATTGCAGCAGTACAGATAGAGTGATAATCCCCGCCAACACCTTCGGCGGTGGATTCGATAAAGATGATGCACTCGTCCGCCACGGCGTTAAGCGTACCGGTGCGCAATTCCTTCGCCTTTGCCGGGTACTTCGCGCATATCTTGCCATGCTCGGAGATATGCAGTCGCTGGACGGTACCGGAACGGAATGATGTGGCCACGCCGATACTTGAGCCGTTCCCGAACAGAATGAAGCCACCATTCGCCCCGCTGCGGCGCTCAACAACAGTGAAGCAGGCCCGCAACCATCCCGGCAGGTTATCGAACGGCACGGCTATTTTGGTTCGAAATATCTCGCCTGCTGCCTGCTTATCCTGAGCGACGATCCCGCACTTCAGGTTTGGCGTGAACAGCGCCTGGTCAAGAAGATAGATATCGATGCTGGTGCTGAAACCAAGCTGGCGCGCTTTCAGAATAGTGTTCTTGTTGTGCATGTTGCGGAACAGACGGCGCTGCGCCGGTCGCATGCGGAACGTGACAAGAATCCCTTTCTCATCCTGAATCTTGTACAGGTTGTTGAGTCGCCACCATGGGTTACTGAGCTTTGTCAGGATGAAAAGGCGCTGCTCTTCCTCCGAAATACCGTTCAGGTCCGGTTCGCAGGGTTCGCAGTATTGCGGTTCACTCTTCCGGGAAGTCATTTATCCGTCCGGAGTTGTGCATAGCCTGCAGGTCAGCAACGATCGACGTCATTGGCGTAGTAACGCCCCGCTTATTGCTGGTGAGAATATCTGTCTCGGCTTTAAGTTTGGCGGTAGCCGCTTTTATACGCGATGTATCAGCGATGATTTTCGGCGTGGTTGCGGCGTACACGTCCAGTGTACTGAGCGTGCGCTCTATGGACTCAATACGACCGATATTGCGGTCCAGCGCCTGTTCCGCCTGAAGTATTTTACCGTACAGTTCGACGCGGAGTTCTACGGTTTCCGCCTGTTCCATATCGGAGAACATGCGTTTCATTGTGCTGGTGACGGAAAGCGCCCGCGCCCGGGTGAACACCAGCTCATCAATGAGTGCCATTTCGCTGGCATCATCCATCAGACCATCTGCGTCGAGATACTTCGCGTATCCCCGATGTTTTACAGCGGCTGTGTTGCGCTCCTGAAATGCGTTTGTTGGGGCCAAAGATCGGGATCCGCGAATCCGTTTCGTTTCTGGCTGATCTGCGCAATTTTCATCGTCGTCAGTACTGTGCGCATCTTCGTCCTCTCCAGCACCAGCACTGGATTCCTCAGAAACAGACTGCGCATTTTTGCGCACTTTCTTTTGTGCATCAGACTGCGCACCTCTGCGCATTTTTATGTGGCGGCGGGCGGTGGCATAACTGATACCTTTCTGTTCACACCAGTCCTGCAATTTGATGCCAGATTTAGCATGAACACGCTGAAACTCCTGCTCCAGCTTTTTCCAGTCAGTTTTCGCCATGACAACTTCCAATCGTCATCATTAATCAACTTATAATTTTCTCGCCAGACTCTGGCCATTTATGTATAAAAACCTGCTCAACATACTGATAGCCTCCCAGCCCACTTGATCACACTCGTAAGGAATCACATCCGTGTCCCAAACCAATATTGATAGATTTGATGAAATTGTTGGTCGAGTATTTGCTGATTTATACAGTTCTTTTCCCCAACCTCGCATACTCAAACTTGAGGACTACGCTCATGAAAGTGACCCGCAACGGGACTTTGTCGAAGAATGGGCAAGAAAACAGGCTAGATGCAACTTCGTTGCCGATTCAGTCACGTGGTTGAAAAATGCAGGATTCATTACAGCTGGAAATCGTACCGACAATTTTTTCCATAATGCTGTGCTTTCCCCAAAAGGACTCGAATGTCTGAAGTTAACCCCGGATAGCTTGTCACCTGCTGCAGGGAAACAATTATCAGATGCTGCAAAATCGGGTAGTGTCGAAATCTTGAAGGTAATAACCAATCAAGTTCTAAGCGTCGGCGTAGCAATAGCCAGCCATAAAATGGGATTATCCTGATCGATTTTTCAGGTTGGTATTCACTATTCACGAAATATATCGATATTGCTCTATGGTAAATATTGTTGATTAAAGGTCAGCTCGGTACCGCGGTAATCCCCCCATTTTTAGCAGAGGTCAATAGTAGAACTTAGGCTGTGCGCAGCTCATGTTGTCTTGGCGTATAACCACCCAGTGCCATATTCGGCCTTTCGTGATTATAAAACCACTGCCATTCTGTCGCGTAGCGTTGTAATTCATCCAGCGAACAAAATAAATACTGCCCCAGCCAGTCATAACGCACTGTCCGGTTATAGCGCTCAATATAAGCGTTTTGTTGCGGATTTCCCGGCTGAATAAAGTTGAGTTTTATTCCGTTATCCTCCGCCCAGTTTATTAATTCGTGGCTCGTGTATTCCGGGCCGTTGTCACATCTGATTGCGGCGGGTTTACCTCGCCATTCAATGATCTGCTCAAGTGTGCGTTTTACCCGACTGGACGGCAGCGAGAAGTCCACTTCTATTGCCAGGGCTTCCCGGTTGAAGTCATCAATAATGTTCAAAAGCCGAACTGAACGGCCATCTGAAAGCTGATCATGCATGAAGTCCATTGACCAGCATTCGTTGCTGTATTCCGGCACCGCAAGCGGCTCTGGCTTATCACGCTTCAGCCTCTTTTTAGGTTTGATCCGCATATTCAGTGATAATTCGCAGTAAATTCGATAAACGCGTTTATGGTTCCAGCGAAAACCTTTCACATTACGCAGGTACAAAAAGCACAAACCAAAACCCCAGTTCCGCTGGCTGCCTGTAATGCGCAGTAGCCAGCCAGCAATACGCTGATTTTCTACAGAAAGACGTGGCAGATATCGATAGCACGTTTCACTGACAGAAAAAATCTGGCAGGCCAGGCGGATACTGATTTGCTGCGTGCTGACGGCGTGTCTGGCCATCTGTCGGCGTTGAGATGGCCTCACCACTTTTTTGACATAGCTTCCTGAATAACTTCAGCTTTAAGTCGCTCTTCGGCATACATTTTCTTAAGACGCCGATTTTCATCTTCCAGTTCTTTGAGACGCGCCATCAGAGAGGCATCCATCCCGCCAAACTTTGACCGCCATTTATAGAAGCTGGCGCTGCTGAAGCCATGTTCCCGGCACAGCTCAGGGACCGGTGTTCCGGCTTCAGCCTGTTTCAGAATGGTCATGATTTGGCTGTCGGTGAAACGTGATTTTTTCATAGAGATCTCCTCAGTTGAGATTACGAGAAAATTCTACTTATGAACACACTGCTTTTTCGGGAGGATTACCCTCCATGTGTTGATAATCCTTCCGGGTAATTATTATTTAAGAAATCTTGCAGAATAGATGGCGAGACATCATTCCACTGAGTTAAAGAGATTTCTCGGTCAGGGCTATATAGTCCTCGTCGGTCTGCAGAATAGTAAATCATCATTTTCCCTCAAAATGCTTGAAACCACATTATCTTCTTAATTGCTGAAGTTGGGAACAATTCAGGCATGCACACCCATTCCGACGAACCAGGGGTGGTTTGTTGGGTGTGCATGCCTGAATTTCATGAGGTTAGCGTATGAAGGTATTTATAGCGGGGCCAATGACCAACCAGCCCCACTTCAACCGCCCGGCATTCTTTGCCGCGGCTGACAGGCTAAATGAAGGAACGGGAAACCATGCAGACGATTGATGAAACAAAACCAGTCTCAACCCTGCTGCTTACAGCGAAGGCTGAGACTCTTAAACTTTTACTGATTAGTGAGTTACGCACTCAACAACCAGCCGATGAGATCCAGGAACGAGCAAAAAACCTCGCGGTCGCAATCAATACAGCCTTTGAATGCTTAACAACAAGTTGATTAGCCTTGTTTCTTCTCTTTGAAATGTTGTTCCAACTTATCGTAGGCCGCAATTACCTGCTCTGCTGTTGCGAGGCGATCTTTACGGATCAGCTCAATAACCACCTGAAGCGCTGCCTGCTGCCGGTTGGAGTAAGGGTTGGAAATTTCTTCTGACATAAAAAATTACCTTGTTAGTTTTAGGGACATACAGGGTACCACTACCGCCTGAAGTGGTTAAACAACCAGGCTCTCATTTCCTCTTTCCCGCTCACACCTAACAGCATGCTGATGCCATCTTCATACTCAATGGCTGGAAGGGCAGCGACGGTGCAGTTGCGGAATATCACCTTGCTTTCAAGTTAGGCCTGAAAATCATGACGCAGAACAGCGTCACCACTCACAACAAAGAGGTTAGCACCCTATGAATGGACAAAGCGGGACAACAGGCATGGCAGTATGTGCCGAACCCAAACGTTCTGTTATCGATGTAAAGGTCAATCAGGTGTGGGATCAGCTTGATAGTCTTCACGGGCGAATCAGCAATTTACATGACCGCTTGATCCCGGTAGTTACACCCTGCCCGGAAGTTAAAGGAAGTGGTGCAAGTGAAGTAAATGAACCACTTTCTCCACTGGCCGATGTTATTCACCGGTTCGGGGCATCTGTTGCCACTGCCAATGCGCGGCTGGACGTGATTATTCGCCAGCTGGAATTGTAATAGCAGCTGCAGTTCACCTGGTCCAACATTAAAACACTGGGCCTTTTACGAGGATGAAATATGTCGTTCTTTGGAAATAATGAGAAATCGCCAACTGAGGAAGAAATTACCCGGATAACCAGCCTGGTCAATCAATATCCGGGTAAAGTTTTTCAGGTGCTGAATAAAAAAATCAACAATCAGGGCCTGATGCTCTCTGTTCGTGAGGTTCCTGATGAACTGCTGACCGACGAGGAACGTATTTGCAAACAACATCGTTTGCGTCAGCATTAATATCATATCTGATTTCCAGCATCATGCCCTCTGGGGCATTTATCGACAGACTTGAAAATTCCAGTCGCTTTTCTGGCGACATTTTCCTGATTTTCAGCTCCGCACCAACGCTTACTTCATAAATGCCGCAATTCGGGCATCGATACATCCTGTAGTTGTCATGATCGGTAAATCTGTACACAGCGCCAGTATCGCAGAGCGGACACTCGCCGGTTTGTTGTTCTTCCATCGAATAACTCTCGCTTGTTGTGGTGACAGCAAGAGTACAACCTCGCCTGAAGTGGAAAAAAGCAGGCACCTCACAAAGAGAAAAGCCCCGGCGACCAAACCGGGGCTATCCCAATCAGCAGCGACCAAACCGCTGATTACACGAGATACCAGACAAGGTTAGCAGTTTGAATGGTATTGCCCCTAACGGAGAGTAAGGAGCAGGAGAAATATACATGAAATCTCTGGTGTTAACAAAATCCATGGCGGCCCGTAACGCCCGTCAAACCATCTTTATCAATGATCCCTTCCGGCCTCACCCACGCTGCCAGGCGCGTTTTAACAAGCATCCCGAGCCTGTCACTGTGATGCCGCCAGATAGTCAGTTGCGCTGGCCGGTGCTTTTCGCCGTGGTGCTGTGTGCCTTTGCGCTGGCTTTTCTCAACTTCGCAATGCAGATGTAGGGAATTATGCAAGAACCCGTTCATATCATGATCGATAACGAAACGTTATCCGTTCTGCCCAACGCGCATATTGCTCAGGTTGGGTTAGTTCAGTTCGACCCGCACACCTTCACCCCACTCGCTCAGAAAGTTATAAGCATCAGTCATGAACGTCAGTCCGGAACGGTGATTGATGCCAGTACTGTGGCCTGGTGGATGGCGCGGGATAAAGAGACACAGCAGTCCGTGTTCTACGGTGATGAGGACCGCATTTCCATTCGTTCGGCATGCTGCGAGTTCTACCGCTTCGTGATTGATTCCTGCCGACGTACCTGGCAGGAAGACGAGACGCCGGGCCTCAGTGATTTACATCAGTCAGTGCACATCTGGGCAAAGCCAGCGCGCTTCGATATTCCGCAGTGGGAAAATGCTTTCCGGCATGCTGACGTTCAGGTGCCGTGGTTTCGCCGTAATGTGAATGATGTGCAGTCGCTACTCAATGATGCCGAGCGCAACGGATTTGTTGCCTCTTCGCTTAAACAGCTTTCCGCCGGCATTCACATGCCCCTTAACGACTGTCTCTGGCAAATCAGCCTGCTTAAAGCCATTACGGAGTTTAAATCCCGCTAATGACCGACATTACCATCCCACGCCTGGCGATGGTTAACAGCATTACTGACCACGCCATCCGGCGTTACACCGAACGGCGGCAATCCCTTCCCTGTTTCATCATCGACGATCTTCTGCAGGCAAAGCCCCTGACCAAGGCAAGGCTGCGAAAACTGGGATTGCAGCGACGGCGCGGATACCGGTATCTGCGCACAACTGACCGGCTGTTATTCGTTATCGGCTACAGCCGCGTCATTACCTGTTATTTCGAGAATACAAAGGTTAGCACCTATGAAAACACTGGCTCAAAAGATGAAAGAGCAAGGCAAGATGATCACCGAGCGCGCCGCCAGCGAAGAACGGCGCGGGAACTACAAAACAGCACAGGCATTCTGGCTGAAATCGACTGAATACCCCTGCTCAGAAACAAATAAGCATTATCGTAACGTTCGCGCTGACATCTGCCAGCGTCGAAGCCAGGAGGTGTCAGAATGACCACTATTTCTGACTCTACGGTGGCAACAGTTTTGGCAACCTCATTGCGCCCTGTTCGCTCCCAGCTCGAGCTGGCCATCGAACAGACTGCCGGCACCGCCCGGGCATCTGTCGAAAGCGCTCTCGCATTGACTGACCAGTTAGAAGTGTTGGTTATCGAGCAATACAACCAACAGGTTGACGAGTTCAACGCTGTCGTTGAACAATGCGAAGCACTGGATGACCGAAACACCACGCTGGGACTTCAGGCAGCAGGATTCGCTGAAAAGCTGGCTGATATGGAGTTAACAACAAAAGAAGCGCGGGCCGCAGAGGAAATCGCAAAAGCACAGATTGCTGTTCTGCAGGGTGATAAGCGACAACTGAAGACTGAGAATGACCAGCTCAAGTCGATGAACCCGGAACGCCAGAAAACGCAGATAGTCAGCCTCAAAGAAACCATCGCCAGTAAAACCACGCTTCTCGACCAGCAAAAACAAGAGATGCGGAAGATCCGCGGCGAACTGGCCACGACGAAAACCAATCTGGCGGTCGCCATCCAGCAGAACGCCGAATTAAGTCTTGAAAACGAAGAGTTGCGGATACGACTCCAGCGTATTGACGGTGACGTTGAACCTGTCTGGTACCCGGCTGCCGACGACAGTGGCCTCCAGTTTTACTTTTACACCTTCGGCTGGCGACTGACGCTGGGCTCCGCTGACCGAGATCTGCATCTTGACCTGCTTCAGGATATTGACTGGCATATCGAAGTTCGAAGCAATTCCGGTATTTCTGTTCTGGTATCGGTCACTCAATGGTGCCGCGCCCGCTATCCAATATTGAACGATTTCAAAGACGCTTGGCCCACTGCGCTGGGTGTCGCCCTGAACCGCCGGATCATCGAATTACTTGGCGACACTCACCCTCACCTGGTTAAACGTACTGAGTGGGCTATGGCGACCCCTCTTAGCAACCTTCCCCTGCAGGACAAGTGGCTTGACCTGCTAAACGCCTCCGGTCTTTACAGCCTGTGGACTGTAGTAAGCCATACCCCGGAAGAACTCTCCAACCTAGTTAAAGGATTCGGTATCGCGACTGCACGCCAGGTGCACGCAGCCTGTATGAACGTCGTCAAAGACTGGCAGGCAGAAAACTGGCCCAAAACCAACGCAGCATAAGAGGAATTATGAGTCTAAAACACAAAACTGACGCCGAGATAATCGAAACGGCGACGAAACTGGCTGGATACAGCGAAGCGGGCCCGGTTCTTAAAGAAATGTTGTCACGATGGCAACTACAACGCGAACTATCGGCTACACAACATCAGCAAATGATCAGCCTGGCCGCAGAGAGCGAACTTATCCACCAGCATTCAATGAAGCAGTCCGGCACTGTCAGCGAGATAATAAATATGCTGGCTGATGTAGCGCCGAACCTGACACCAGATCAGAAATTACTCTTATCTACTGGTGCAGAAAAATTAGTGCCCAGCCTGATCCTCGACAATGCAATTAACCAAATCAAAGCGGTAGAACTTGTTGATTTGCAATCGACTCTAACGTGTAAACTATCAGAATCACTACGTATACGGCAGATGGATGCGCTCGATCTGATGGCTTTATCCTGCTGCATCGATTCTGTCCTATCCCGCCGACTGGCAGAATTGCTTTACCTGCCCATTGGCCCTGTAACGGTGGAACGCGATGAGATCGGCTACTGGACACACCCGGCATCAGCTCTTCAACCCGACTGGGATGAAAGCACTCCCCCGGCCGAGATAAAAGACTGGTTCATGTCTCATGCTTTGGAGCAAAGGGTTGTTAACCTGGAAGATCAGAATGACGATCTTTTCGATCGCTGTCTGGAGAATTTTGAAACTCTTAAAGAATGGGAACCCACACCACCAGATGGTGATGGCTGGTTTCTGTTCTCAATTTTCGACAGCGAAGAAGGCGTCCACGCTGAATTTATCCGTTCTATCGACGAATAATAAAAGGAAGCGGCTGTAGTCAATTGAAAGTAGCTCTAAAGATACCAGTATAGAGAGCGATTTCGGAGGAAAACAGCCGTTGCTCATATATGCTACAGCGATGTTTAAGCAAAATTTTTCGACATCAAATTCACACAGTGAATACAATACAGGTCGATTTAAATGATTAGCCACTATTTATCCAATCAAAAAAAGATGGTAGCTATCAAAAAAAGCATACCAATACCCTATACCTATTATGTATATCATCTAACGCCTGATACAATTCCTCAAAAAAGTGATGAGGAGTGCGCAATGATTACGGATGTCGCAGGGAAAGTTAGAAATTTAAAGTTAAAACCATCTGAACGTTTAGTTCCTCTATTTGAGGCCATAATAAATTCAATTCAAGCTTCATCCTCAAAGGCGGATATTGAGATAGAATTCTTACGTGACCTATCACAACTTCAATCAAATGAAGAAGATATGGCATTAAGCCCAATTGAATCAATTACAATAGCAGATTCTGGCGCTGGATTTAACCCCTACAATCTTGACTCGTTCAAAACAGCAGAATCATCTTTCAAGTCAGAATTAGGATGCAAAGGAGTAGGACGATTTACATGGTTAAAGGTATTCAACTCTATAAGCATAGATAGCGATTACTATGAAAATAATAAGTTATTTAATGTTTCATTCGACTTTACAATTGAAGATGATAGTCTAGATGATGTTAAGCCCAAACTTTCTGATAAAAATATTGTATCTCCTATTACTTTAATCACTTTCAAGGACATTAAATCCCCATACAGAGAAAAAATGCCAGTAAGCTTGGAGGATTATTGCGATGAAATAATCCAACACTGCATTACATATTTCATAGATAATAAAATAAGTAAATTTATGATTTATGACAACACAGGGCAAGAATATGATTTACTAGAGTACTTCAATAAAAATTACTCAAGTGATATAGCATATTCAAGTATAAAAATAGGAAATCATTATTTTAAAATTGTGTCTGTAAAAAATTACAATCATAAGAAAACACATAAAATTTATTTCTGCGCCGATTCAAGAACCGTCACCAATTACAATATATCAAACTACATAAATGATATTCCGAATTTCTTTTTAGATGAAAATAATGATAAATTCAGATATTCTATTTATGTTTACTCTGACTATTTAGATAATAATCTAACACAAGAGAGAACCAGTTTTTCAATAAATGAAAATGATGATTTGATTGATAAAGACTTCCCCTCAATTTATTCAATAATAACCGAAATATTAATTAATTGTGATAGTATATTTTCAATATATTTAGAACCAATGAGGGCTGAAAACCTAAATAGAATCACTGAGTATATTGAAAGAAATGGATATGAATATAGATTTTTGCTTAAGCATAGACCACAGTGGCTATCAAAAATAAAATTTGGCCTTAATGATAACGAACTGGACATAGAGTTACATCGTTTATACCGAGATTTTGAGTCAGATTTAAAAAGAGAAGCTATAAAAATAAAATCATCACTTAAAGAGCATAAAATACTTTCATCTGGTGATTATAAAAAAGCATATGAAAAATACACAACTGCACTTAATGATGTAGGAAAATCAAATTTAGCAAAATACATTGTCCATAGAAAGTCTATAATTGATATCTTCGAGCTAAGTTTAGAGATTCAGTCAAATGACAAATATGCTTTAGAGAATGCCGTTCATGATATCATTTACCCGATGAAATCAACAAGTGAAGACACTACTACAATGTCTCAAAACTTATGGATGATTGATGAACGTATGTCATATCACACACTATTGGCTTCGGATCAACCATTTAATCAATTTTGTGATATACAGGATAAAAGTCGTCCAGATATCATAATATTTGATAATCCTATTTTATTTACTGAGGAAGAGAAGAAGCCATCTAGCGCAACAATCATAGAATTTAAACGTCCAATGAGAGATGATTATGACTATGATGATAATCCTGTCAGCCAAGTTATTGGATACGTGCGAAAACTAAGAGAGCCTAATAAAGTAAAAACCAATAAAGGTAGAGATGTTCATTTATCGATTCATGTGCCAATTTATTGTTATATTATTTGTGATTTAACCAAGTCAATTCGGGATCATGCCCTAAATCAAGATTATATATCCACACCTGATAACGAGGGTTATATCTGGTATCATAAATCATTGAATACTTACGTAGAGATAATTTCATTTGATAAAATCGTATCAGATGCGAGAAAAAGAAATAACATCTTATTCAAGATGCTAAATATAGAATAATATATTACTACAACAAACGCAGTAGATTTGGTCTCAATATCTACTGCAATCCCCAAAGCACTACTGTCCCGCCCTACCGCCACCAGCCTGATTAAACTCCGCCGGAGAAGACCATATTCAGCGGACTGGGCTTTTGCGCGCATTAGGTGGGCAATCACGAGATACAGACCATGCCAGATATCGTCTTCAATGAAGAATGGGTAGTTGAAACCCGGCTAAGCGAAAGAACAGGCCTCTCAAAGGGGCAAATTAAAAACTATCGTTTGGGAGTGTGGATTGAGGGTGTTCACTTTAAACACCTGACCGCATTAGGAGAGACCAGCAGCAGCAATGGTGTCCTCTGGTACAACTATCCCCGAATCAATAAATTTGTTCAGGAGGCTTAATGGCAGCATTACCGACCGGTGTAGAAATACACAATGGAAAAATAAGGATCTGGTTCGTTTACCGTGGTTCCAGGTGTCGAGAAATACTGCACGGCTGGGCTATCACCGCGGCGAACATCCGCAAAGCGGGAAATCTTCGTGCTGGAATTATTGGCGATATACAGATGGGAACCTTTGACTATGCCAGACGATTCCCTGAGTCAAAGACAATCAAAAAGTTTACCACCACACAGCGCATAGCAACCTTCAACGAGCTCTGTGACCTTTTCCTTAAAATAAAAAAGCTCGAATTATCTGCGGCATCGCATGATTCATTGACGTCCAAGATAGGTACCCTGCTTCGCATTGTCGGAGGCAGAACGCATATTGACGAAATTCAGCACACAGATTTGTTGAGATACCGTCAGGAACTGCTGACTGGTGAAGTTACATACAAAAAAGTGGTCTGGTTCAATAAGGAGGGACGCAAAGCTTCAACTGTAAACAACCTGATGGGCACACTATGCAGTATGCTGAAACTGGCTAATCATAGTAAGTTCATCACTCATGCCCCCTATGAAAATGTGAAGAACCTGAAAGTTTCTCAAAGGGATCCCGATCCGCTGCTACTTCATGAGTATCAGGCTTTCATCAATGCTCTGCCACGCCGGTTTGCACTCACCTGGATTGTGGCGATTCACACAGGTATGCGTCACGGTGAGCTCTGTGCGCTCGCCTGGGAAGATATCGATCTGAAAAAGGGGGAAATACATGTATGCCGGAACCTTACGGCAAAAGGACTATTTGTTCCCCCTAAAACTAATGCGGGGATCAGAACAATCACACTTTTACAGCCTGCACTCGAAGCACTGAATGAAATCCATCAACTGACAGCAAACCAACCGAAAACAGATATCGTTCTCCATCATCGCGAGTATGGACGGACAGAACAGCTTTCTGTCCGATTTGTCTTCATTCCAGGACAGCAGTCGAGGGAAAAGAAACAGTACTTTTCTAAAAGGTCTTTTCCATACAGCTGGGAAAGCGGCATGAAACGGGCAGGCGTTAGAGTGAGGGATCCTTATCAATCTCGCCATACATACGCATGCTGGCTACTGTCATCAGGTGCTAACCCATCGTTCATTGCCAGTCAGATGGGGCATGAAAATGCAAAGATGGTTTATGAGGTTTATTCAAAGTGGATCAGCGAAATGAATGCGGATCAGATAAGCATGCTGAACAGCAGGATGCCGACCAAAATGCCCCCATTATGCCCCCAGCGCACAGCCTGA